ATCCCACCCGATCGTATTGGAACTCACAGTTACATCCCTTGCAGTTAGTGGTTTGGAGTTTGTCTATTTTATATGCTGGATTGTTCTGTCCTACGCGCTGAATAGCAAAGTATTCTGCCATACACTTTCGGCTACATGTGATTTGTTCATAGTAAGATTTAAATTCGGTCTTACATACAATACACTCAATAGCTTTTCTAATATCTGTCCGGACAATAGCTTTAGATTGACAGCTGCGACCACAGTAAAGCTTATCTCGTTCTCCGTACGGAACAACAAATTCTATATGGCAATATTGACAAGATACGGTGACTGGTCTTGATGGTCTAGGCATTGCCAGCCTCTTGATACACACTAGTAGCTACTGGTTCTTTAATCACGTAACACCTAGAATCTGTTTGAGCTTAGAGACAAAAGCCATACGTTCATTTAGAGAGACAAGGCCAAAGTTCTTTAGTAGTTCGGCACGGTCTTCGGGTGCATCATCGATGAAGTCAATACACCTCTGCTCAAAGATAAGATACTGTAGTGCCTTAAGTTCCTGAGCAGAAAGACTCATTGCATTAACTCTGTAATCAAGGAACGCCTGATGCGTAACGGGCAACCAGTCCTTGAAAATCTTTTCCATGCAGGCTGCTAGCTCGCGAATCTCCTGCTGTGCATGTGGGTCTAGGCGCAGGGATAGGAACGCCATGAGGTTGTGTGCGTCCACTGAGAGGTACAGCTCTGTGTAGTTACTCAACGGTAGATCCATGCGTGCCTGCTCGCGGGCTACACCGAAGTCTAGGCGCTCTAGATATACGTCCTCTGCATGTGTCTGGAGTTCGTGTTGTCTCTTAGACAGATACTTACCAATCGATGTGTTGTTTACGTACTCTTCATGGGGGCCAGTAGAGGACTTCTGGTCTTCTGACCACTCAGTAACGAACCCAGCACTACCCTGTTTATTGGTAGTGCTCTGTGCACGCCAAGCAGTTGGTTCTACAGTAGCCATCTCATCAACAGCAACTGAGTATCGAGTTGAGTTATGTGAAAGGAATCCCTCAGCAATGTATGTCTTGGTTGATGTTCCTAGAGCCACTACATCTTGAATACCTAGATACTCAATATTAGTTATTTTGGTTGCTGTGACTGCTATCGAGTGACCTTCCAGCCAATTATTCTTTTCTAGTAGTCTCTGTGGGTGGATGCTCCCTAGAAGTTTGTATGCTGACCATCTACTCTGAACACAGAGACTCCAGCAAGTTTTATCACTAACTGTTATCCTGTTTGGATTCTGAATGTATTCAGTATAGTTAATCCCTCTAGAACCAAGGGCTGCTCTAATTCTCTCTAGGGTGCTGCTTTCACTTTGGGCAATGCCCAGATGAATATTCTTAGTTGTGCTTCCATTCCCAGCGGTAGCTGGATCAGATACGCTTAGCCAACCTTCTCCATCGAACATACCAGATAGCCATCCAGCATCAAAACTAGACTCTGTACGCCAGGGCTTAGATGTAAAAGCAACTTCGTTACCTACTTCCAGGTCTGTTGTCTTGACCCATGCATAAGTATATTTGGGACCCTTTTTGGATACCCACTGATGTCCTTCACTAACTACAATAGAAGATCCGTTATCTGTTGTTACTCTGTAACAGGGGGCTTGGATAATATTGTTTGCAGTTACAGTTGATGACTCTAGGCTATTACCTCTTACTAATCCTGTGCCTTTATTGGTTTCACTGAAACCTACAAGCTGATCACCTAATTCTAGAGTCTCCGCTGGTACCCAAGTAAGATCTGTTTTAAGCACCTGTGTACCAGGTGCAACACAGTATTCATTAATGCTGCCATGTACGAGCATACGGTGTCGTACTAACTGACGTACTACATCAATAGGTGCTCGTAGAAAGAACCTAGCTCTAGCCATTTCGAACGGACTGGTGTTGCCGCAGATGAATCCAAAGGTGGAGTCATTGCCACGGACAACAAGTAGTCCTGTAGAAGAGGTAACGCAATGTACCTTGCCAGTGTACTGTTCTGAACCGAAGTATTCCTTTCGTGCTTCAAGAGTTGTACGACTTCCCTTCTTGTAGGCTGTTACTGTCCCTATGGCCCCAGCTACATGATGACAGTCGTTTCCTAGCACTACTGATAGCAACTGGAATAGTTCCAGTAGCTTAGGCGAATTACTAGAGAACTGAATCTGTGGCCGGTCGGCCTTGATACTGCCGTCGCTATTGATTAGTCCATCGTACAAACCACTTATGTCACGTAGACTCATTTGCTCAAGAGACCAAGTCAATTGCTTAGTATCTGATCGAGCATCCTGATTCGTATACGCGCTAAGAGTTCTTGGTAGTTCATTAACGTCAATCCAGAAAAGTGAGCCGTCGATTTTATCGCTTGGCTTTTCTACGAACGGCACTAGCATGGCTGCTAGTAGAGCACGCAGATATTCCTTCTTGCGTCCCTTAACTAGATGGAAAGAGATTCTATTCGTGGATGCCCAGTGGCCATCGCCCAGGAAGAAACCAAGGAATTGATACCATACCTCAGGCTCACATGGCTGGTTATATGCGTAATTCATAGCAGGATCAAAGTGACCCCACTTAGGCATCTCGTCGGCACGGTAGATACTGAAATCCTTGCTGCCTTTCTTCTTAAAGTACATACGATGATTAGGTGTTACGCAGAAAGACATACGATTGTTCTTATACGTAATCATCTCACCGCTGTAGTCGAAGGTTTCCAGTGGCAGTTGTTCTGGACGAAGTGTCTTCTTGACTGGATCAGGAATCATGTACCACTCTCGTGGTCCACAGTCTCCCCATTTCTTCCAGCCGTCTAGTGTTAGTACTTCCATGTCTGGGTGATAACAGTGGTAGTCCTTCATCAGCCTACGGATAAGAGCTGTGTCATCGTTCAAGGTCTTAGTGCCGGCACCATATGAGGTACGGGCAATGCGTGCGATATCATTATCCGAACCCATGATGTCGTCTAAGAAGATGAATCCCCCAGGACCAAACTCTTTCTTATTCTCATAACCATGTTCATTGATTACATAATTGTGATGTTCATCACTTGTTCTAGTCATTATCAGGCTCCATCGTCTTCTTCATCATATCGTTCTGGTAGGTAATGTTCTGGTAGCAGGCTAGCCATAGTTGGATTAGCCTTGATCCACCGGTCAGTAATCTTCCGGTAAATAATGCTTGATGCTGGTCCCATGGCGTAGCTAGCTTCGCTGTAGAACTGTCGTAGGTAATCCAGCTCTGAATCTTTTTCGTCCATATGTGCTCCTAGATGTCATCATCATCCCAATCGGTTTGCTTAATGACACCGCTCTCGGTGATCTCCATGTCCTCATCTTCTGCTGCCATCATCTCTTCGTATTCCTTACCAGCTTTATAGAAGTCAATCTGACGTACAGTAACTGTATCTGGATCCAAGTCTAGTACTAGGCGCTCTTTGAAGCCTGTTACTTTGTTCTTGCCTACGATGAGCATCAAGCGTGGACAACGTGTCTTACCCTTAAGCCAGACAGTGTCTGCATGGTCGGCGCGGTCGTTCAAGTCATTGTATACGTGGATGATTACACTAGCTCTGAACATCAATGCACGTGCATCAGCAAGGTCATCATTGACTGGTAGCTTAATCTTAGTTGTATCTAGCGGCATGTTCTTACGGTATTCAGCCGTGGCGAACATACAACAGTCGTACTTAACTGTCATACGTTTCTGCATGTCAGCAATACGAGTGATACGAGCTGTCTGATCTAGGTGACCAAAGTCACTATAGTTATGAGTACCATCACAGACCACCAGCATCTTACGATTAGGATACTTGCGGCGTAGATACTTAACAGTACGCTCTAGCACTGACAGATTGTTACCGTCTTCAGAGTCAATAACCAACAAACGTTCTTCACTTAGAGAAGCACGTAGATGGCTAATAGCCTGAGCATATAAGGCACTATTCTCTGGAGTCTTGAATCCCTTACGAGGACTAGCTGCTTCACTAATGGTTAGATGCTGTTTACCACTCAGGAGATAGGCAATGTTCGTAGCTAGGCGCGGCTCAACTACTTTGTAAGCATCATCTGTTAAATGAAGAACAACCATACAGTCTGGATCTGATACAAGAGCATCAAGTCCAATGGCAATAGCACATGCAGTCTTAGCAGCATTAGCTCTACCGCCCCAGTAGATAAGAGTTCCACTTGTCCATGGCATACCATTAGCTAGAGCAGCTGCGAACAGTGTATAGCGAGATAGAGTTAGAGAACTCCAGTCTAGGTTTGCATCATGCTTCAAGGTTTGAAGTGCATCGAATCTACTTAGCTGATAGTTCACGCCGAACGAATCCTTACCGAATTCATTATCGATGTTACTTACTTCTTGCTCGTGTAGAGAGAAAGCTGCCTGCATGTTGCCAGGGTCTAGCTCAACAGCACTTGTGTATTTCTGTGCGCTAGCCAGGATGCGTTCCTTGCGGATCTCCAGACTGTGATTGCGCAAGCGGTCTACGTCGGACAGGATGGCTGCTGCCTGGATGCCACAGAGGGCCGCCAGCCGGCGAGCCAGGATGTCTCGCTGGATTGCTGTAGGAGCTGCTGCAATGGAAGGAATGAGCACGTTGCTAATTGCTTCTGAATTTGAAAGGTCAGTCTTGCTAATGAGCCAGTCAAACAAGTCAATCTGAACTAGGTCTGCTAGAGTTGCTGTTGGATTGCTAAGAAGCTCGCCAACATCTTTGTATACCGGGCCGGTGTTGTCTACGAAGGGTGCCTGCACAATTCTGATATTGAAACCAGTAATGCGCTTAGTTTGAATGACCTTGACGATCTTCTCAATAGCTTCATTGCCAGCCTTATCCCAATCAAGACAAAGCACTAGGTCTGAAATACCTAATGTCTTCAAGTGATTGAGGTGACTGTCTGTAAGCGCGGTACCACATAGACTAACTACTGTAGTCACATCTTTACGTAGGAGTGCAAATCTATCGCCGGTACCTTCTACGATCCACAGAGGTTCGTGTTTCTTTTCCAAAGCCAAATCCAATCCAGGAAGGATGTCTCTCTTCTGAAAGATAGGACTCTCAGCGCTATGGATGTATTTCATCTTAGCTTCTGGATCTAGATTGCGGCTAATGAAAGCAACTGGCTGACCACGGTGATTCTTGATAGTGAAAGTAACCTTATCCTTACCAAGGAGAGGCATCTCACTGCCGCCAACGCAGATGAGACGAGTAGAGACAATCATGTCTCGTGTCCATCCGCGGGCCATCAAACTACCCATGATCTCTTCGTAGTCTACTGTATAACAATCTTCATAATTGTTATCCCAGCAACGCTTCTTCATATAGTCTGTAGCTGCATTGCCTGGATGTTGAATCAGGTCAGCTATATCACGAGCTAAGGTAAAGAACTTAGCGCGCATCTTTTCATGTTCTGTAGGCTCACCTAAGCTAATAGGTACTTCTAGATACTCAGCTAGCCAAGGTAGAGTCTCAGTTAGCCATTCCCCACCAGTAGTCGGTAAGCCTTCTAGTGTTGAAGCGGCGGCAAAGATATCTAATGTAGCTCCACAGCTGAAGCAATGAGCTACTTCAAGGTTAGCCTTTGGATTCAACGACATAGAAGGATATGAATCAGCATGCACAAAGCACTTGAATGGTTTACGTGGATCTAATAGTAGACCCTTCTTAGCAAGAAACTCCGGGAGCTTTGTCCGGAGTGTCGCGATTACATCTTCTAGGTTCGTGATTCTCATAGTTCTTATACCTCTTACTTTATATCTGAAAGGGCTTCACGTACTTCATTTTCTAATCGATAGATCTCTTCTCTATGTCTTGAAGTTTCCAATTCATCTTGTACGTCTCGTAGCTCTCCTGTCAGGTCCTGAACTTGGCTCTCTAATTCTTTGATATGATTGGTGAGCTTGTCTATCTCGCCTTGCTTGCTAACTGCGTTGAATAGATCTGCAACTGTAACAAGCGGTGCGGCAGAAGGAACTTGAGGGGCTTTAGGAGGTTGCAGTTTTTCCATACTGCTTGTCCAGTAAATAGTATTATCCGATGCCCAGTGCGGGCCCGGGTGTCCTGCTATACGGAAACATTTGTGGTGTGACTGGTTGAAATAGATACTATTGCAAATAGTAACATTCATTGTTCTAACTCCGGAACCGCTGTTCCAAGGTATTGAATTACATTCTGGCAAAGAGGAATAGCATACTTGGCTGCCTGAATCATCAGTTCTGTATCCCAAGCTTGGTTACAATGAGCCGCTAGGTAGATAGCTATACAAGCAGTGAAGGTATCTCCTGCGCCTGTACAGTCGACAACATCAAAGCTAGAGACATCAGGTACAGGAATGGTTGCTACCTGCTTGCCCCAATGAAGTAGTTTAATGTCATTAGCGCCATCTGTCTGGAAGATGTAGTTGAACAGACTTGGATCATGTCGGTCTAGTTCATTACCTGTAGCATGAAGAATCTTCATACGTCCGAATTCTAACCAGCCAGGCCAGTAAGTTCCGTACCTACTATCTACAATTATGAATTCAAACTTAGACTTTGTCTTGAGAAGATTGTATGCAGCTACAGTAATAGGTGCGTTAGTCGCACCCTTGTTGTAATCAGCAATGACTAGACCTGTTCGATCGCTTGGGACCTTGTGCAAGATACTCTTAGGTGTTCCCAATGGTTCTGAAATCTCAACTTCGAACAGAATCTTATCGGTTGAGTTATCTACATACCTAGTTAGTGAAGGCCAGGGAACATCCGCATCAAATAGTTCAACCACACGTACAGTCTCGCCTGCCAGTGCAAGTAAGTTGTCTGCGACGTTAGCTGCTCCGCCGGCTACACCGAAGCTATCATTGAGTACAAAGCGATCTGGACCTCCGGTCTTGTTATATATGTCTCCCATTTTGTACCGGTCGTGAATTGGATCTCCTGCTACACAGATGGTGAAGGTCGTATCATCTGTCATTACTCACCTCATTATCAACTGTGGAATCACAGGATAGTGTTCTGGTTTCTTCGGACTTAACGGTAAGTTTTTCTATCTTGCCGTCTTCAATGAGAGCGAACTCTACAATCTTAGAGGTCACTTTCACCTGTGTATGCTTAGCTAAGTCTGTCCAGAACATAGCCAGAGATATATGCAGACCTTCCATCATTACCAAGGCAGCTTCTACATAAGATAAGTAAGGGCCACAGCGAAGTGGCCCTTCTATAAAGTAGGGACCTGTATCTAACGTCACTACTATATGCACTTCAAAGAATGAATCGGGCATCAGGAACCGCCAAGGTACGGAATACCAATAGCTTTTCTTTTGATGTAAGTTCCTAAGCCGCCGGCTAACCATTCTTTTGGGGAAATATTGATTCCGTTTAGGTAATGATCCAAGTTAGCTGAGTAAGTGTTTTGATTAACTGTAATTCTAGGTTTACCTATAGGTTTACCATTATTATTCAATCTGTTCACTCCTAGCATATGTAGCATAGTAGCTAATGGTTTTAGGTCCATGTATGCGCGGATGCTAATGGTTTGATTATTAAATGAGCCTTCGCTGTCAGCGAAGCCTTCTACTAGGCCGCGGCAAGCTTCTAAAGTTGGTAATACTTTCATTTGTTTTCTCTTGGCTGGCCCAAACTCCTGCACAAGCCAAGCGGCAAAATCAGTATTACTTAAAGTAACAGTAACCTGATCCTGGCATCGTTCGTTTGCTTTTGGTGTTGAACTTAAATAAGCTTCATAACCAGTCGCTGATTCTAGTTTGTTCTTTGTAGCTAGAGCAAAATCATTATCTACTACACTCAATCTAAAGTAATCACCACGGCCAGATTGCCATACATTGCCGTCGCCAAGATAGACGCCAGTGGTATAGCCAAGATCATAAGACCAACCAGTGAAAGCCCATGCGTTTCGACGAGAAGCATTGCCTGCCGCTATACCGCGAGCTAATCCAAGTTGGAGAGCTTTTTTCGATACAAGTTTCATTGGTCGACCAAGGTCGTTCCCAATCTTGGTCGGGCCTAGGTTAGTATAGTTTTCTATTAGAAAAGCGATTTCCTTATCAGTCCATTTCATACTGTCTCCATGGACTGAACATACAATGCCAATCGCTCTCTAGTCAACTAGTTAACCGAACCGAGGAGCCCCCTCTGGGCTATAGCAGAAGTTTTTGAACGAACAAAACGAACAGTTCCAGTCTCCCTTACGAAGAGGCTTGAGTTCTGCCTTTGGCTTCTTGCCTTCAGCGATACGCTCTTTGTTTTCTTCGACACGTTCTAGAATCTTCCTATGAGACTCTGTATCTGTCTTACCCAGTTCACCACGGTCATACATGAGCTGAATCTTTTCATCAGTAAAGTTCATGTCGTAATCGCGGCGAGGTAGTATTTGTTCAGCAAAGAAAGTCTTTATGTATTTATACTGGCTCAGGATGTTCTCGATAGAGATAGGACTTGTAACTACAGCGCCTCTGTTGGGAACGATAGCCTGATACTTAATATCAGTTACGCCAGTCTCGGTATTAAGCTCAGTCTTGATGTTGAACTCACCGAACCGTCCAGTATCGCGGGCGCCATAGAAGAGTCTGCTTACTTCTAGTTCTTTAATGCGTTTACGTAGATGCCAATCATAGATTGCTATCTGCATAAGGTTACTGGAGCGAGGCTTGCCTACCTGTTGCTTGTTCTGCATACCAGGAGTGCCAAGTATGCTAGTGGCGTTATGACCGTAGATGCTCTTGATTTCCTCAGCAATGATTCCTCCTGTTTCAGGATTAACCACCATGAGGTCTAGCTTCCCTACAACACCTGCTTCAGGAACTACAACTTGTACCTGATCGGCCAGATAGACACCAGACTGCTTAGCTTGCTCAATGACAAAGTTTTCGAACAAGTTACCAGCAGCCCAGATCCACTGCATGTATCTATCTGGTTTAACGGTCAGTGCCTTTACCTCTTCTACTAGAGGTTGATACACAGTGTATTCATCAGGTGAGTATTGATACATGTCTGAGGTATATCGAAGATACACTGCACGCCGGCAAGCACCGATATGTTCATCTTCTCCGTAGCTGTTAACTAGAACCGCACTGGCTTCTGAAGGCCAAAGATTCGGAACGCGTGGGTCCCCCATGCGCGGTCTGGTCATGTGCTCCGTGATGTGTTCGCTCAAATGCCATTTAGACATTTAGATCAATCATCGGGCCTGCACCTGCATCTGTTGTGCCCACACCCTTGATACCAATCTGCTTCTGCATGTGTTCTTGCCACTCAGCCTGAATCTCTTCAAATCTCTGCTTGTAGAAATCCTGGAAGTTAGCCATATCAATAGTCATATCTTCAATGTTGCGAGAAGCTACACCGTTCTGGATTTTCTCGATAACGAACTCAAGCAGCAATGACCCATTGAAGACCTGCTGGCCTAAGGCATCAATCTTAGTCTGTAGGGCAATCATTCCCTGTAGGATTTCTGTCTCGCTAATCTTCTGTTTCTTATCTGTCATGTTTAACTCCTCAACTACCAGTGATCAAAGGCTTATCAACTGGAAGCAATTGTCCTAAATAAACGTAGTTGGACTTATTGAAATCAGTGTTCCCAAACTCGTCTTGATAAATAACGGCATACCCACTGATAGCACTTGAATGGAAAATCTGCCGGGGCTGCCAACTGTAACTCATGTAATCGCACAAGCAACCTTGTTCGATTAGAAGTAGATTACCCTGAATGTGTTTACTTTGGGCATGCGTATGTCCACAGACTACAGCATCAAAGCTACCTGCTGGTAGACGCTCTTGGAACTTGTGAGCCCAAGTGCTTACTGTATAGCCGGGCTTACTACTACCACGGCTATGTGGATGGATGAAGAGAGTCTTACCAATCTGCACCCACCACTGTTCTGTAGGAGAGTAGTATACGTTAGGCATCGGTACCTTCTCTACTACCATGCCTGAACGATCTAGACGCTCTCCATTAGCGATACGAGCTAATAAATCTGGCTGGAATACCCCATGGCCAGCATGGGGGATTGTCGAACGTGCCAATGCCTTCTGACTACGTACATCATGATTACCAGATACAAGAACTACCTTAGGGAAGGTCTCGCTACATAGACGAACAAACTCAAATGCAGTGTTGTATTCGTCTAGAGCTGCAACGCTCTTATCCTTATCAAAAGTACTAAATATGTATCCATCGATAATGTCACCATTGAGTACACAGATATCGGCATTGCTATGAGTGTTGAGTGCTTCCTGTAGATAGTCCAGTCTTGCAAATGGGAAATGAATGTCCGACAGAACTAGAATCTTAGTAGCAGGTGGATTGACTGCTACACCAATGGTACTGAATTTGCTATCCTCATTGTATCTAGTTTGGATAGTTTTCATAGACTCCCACAGCTTGTCTATAGTGGGTACTTCATCTTCTAGATACTCATCTTCGTCGTCTAGATTTAGATCTTCAATTCTTATAATAGGCGTTGGTGCTGTTTGGATAGTTCCAACAACAGGTCTACGTATACGTAATACCTTCCGCCTAATAGCAGCAAGACTACGTAGTGTTCCAAACCCAGGCAATGCTGGATCGTTGCAAGCTGCAAATTCAATGGCGATATCTTCTTGAGAGATATGCTGACCTAACATGTGAGTTAGTAGTTCTTCTTCCTCTGGTGTCCAATAGTTAAACATTCATTCTCCTAACAAAAACATACTTAGCTAGCTGCCCAAACGCTAAGCTTCTTAACTTTGAACACCTTAAGGTTGATGTTCTCACCATCTTCATCAAAAGTTTGCGAGATACCTATATTTGCTTCTATGTAAACAAGCTCTCCCTTCTTTGGTACAGGTAGTTTGCTATTCGAGTACAAAGGAAATCGAATTGTTCCTGTTCCATCTGTAATGACTACATAGTTAGTTGTGCCTCGTGAATTCACGAAGGTCTTTATTTCGCTAACCATACCTGCAACTTGGTAATCTGCAGTGTCTCTAATAGCACCAATTATTGTTGAGTTTGGATAAGCAATACGTGCTGGATTGGGCAGGTAACAACCAATCAGCTCGCCCTGTGTCATTAGATCAGGGATACTTAGTGCCAATGTCTTAGTACGTGTCAACACCGGAAGGACAGGTTCCTCAGGGATAGCTAGTTCGCGCTTGAGTAGGATACGTTTATTCTGTTCTAAGAATAGAGTGTCTTCTTCATTAACTACATAGTCTTTCTTTTTAACCTTCTTGCGGATTTCATCTCGCTGCTCAATAAGCTTCTGGATTTCTACGTTCTCAATGACTCGCATTGCATTCTGCATGCGCCGATCTTCACACTCTCGCTGCCAAGCGAACCAATCATAGAGAGCCTGTGAATGTTCAACCAGCTCAAGACGGTTATAGCCTAGGGAATCAAGTGCTCCGGCTAGTGCCAGATTATTGAAGACTCCTATGTTTACTTTCTGTCTGTTTACTCTTCCGAGGAAGTTCATTACGTTAGTGAAGCGCTGGTTGCCCCGAGCTTCTGTAATCATATGGGAGACGTTCCAGCCTACTTTACGAATGCTGTTGAATCCAAAGTGGATGTTCTCTGCATCGATAAGAGTGAAACCAATAGCAGACCTATTGATGTCTGGTGTCTTGATGTGGATACCAAAGTGTCTGGCTTCTTGGATATATGTTGGTGCACGCTCAGCCCAGTTCTTTGGTGTAAGTACTTGGCTTCGTACTGACATGAGTGCTGTGAAGAACTCAGTTGGGTAGTTAGCCTTTAGGTAGGCACAGATATATGTCAGATAGCTATACGCGCTTCCAGCATTAGGTTTCCCTAACCACCTCTATAGGCTTGCTGGCTGGACTATACCATCATCCAATATGGATGTTCTTATTATAGTCTCTGAACCTCTCTCCAATAATGTTTGGAGGTTTGGCTGCGGATTGCCCAATCGCAATGATTGTTGCTGTATCGCGTTAGTTAGACGCGCCCCAGTCACATTGCTATGACTGGTTAGCACATTGAGCTTAAGGGGATTCCCGCAATTTAAAGAATTGTCATCTATCAATTGCTTGATAGCGCGGCCACTGTATGATTTTTGAAATGATTTGATATGAGTATGCCCTTACGTTGCATACCTAGATTAGGTTCATAGATATTCCTTAGAGCTAATAGATTATCCGGCTTTGCGCTATTGCATTCCCAAAGCAATCCAGTAAATCTTTTTCGAATATCTTTCATCCCTAATATTTCTAAAGCCCAGATACACCAATCAATGAATTTTTCTGATGCTGATACAATTCTGAAGTACATGCTGCTTGGTTTATTGCTAGGGAATCCTAAAGTTCCATCGCCATCTATGATTCCTTGAACGATGTATTTCAAGAATCGCATTTCTTCAGATGTAAGTGTTGGCCCTGACAAGATGTGTGTTTTGTTGTGGACAACACTAAGTCTCTTTAAATCGTCTACTATTTTTGTAGATGATAAGCAGATTCTGTATTCAGTCGATTGATTGATCGTATTGCCCGTTGGTCCAATACATGTAGTTGGTCTTTGTACAGTTTGAATGGATTTACCAGTACAGTTGGAGATAAATTCAGCGGCATCTAGATCTATAGAAGAATATCCAACGGTTCTATCATTGGTTACCCATCCGTCTGTTAAAAGAAGGCCGAGAAAGTATGCTTTCCATTCTGAATCTATTATTTCGAATAGATTTTCTGGATAGTCTTTTTTACCTATCTTGGTTTCTTTACTTGTCCGAAGGGTTATTCCTGCTGCTTTAAGCTTATCGCCAATACTTTTTGGTGTTTTGTATCCAGCAATTTTAGCAATGTCGCCAGTACTCCATCCCTTTTCATATAGTCTTATCATTTCATTAGTTTGCATAAGATCTCCTTAAGATCAATATAGCAAACATATCATACTAGTTCAATTAACCGAATGCGATTTGTTAAATTGATAATCCGCTAGACCAATGATTGTCTTGTCCCAGAAGTTAGTTGCGTAGTCTTCATCAATGCCTTTCTTGATACAACCGTCAATGAACATCTTACGACTAGGCACAAGCTTGTCTGTCTTCTTCTTCGATTTGTTAACCATGGGGCTCTTTATCCCCATGCTCTACGTCTTCATATATTCACGTAGTCCAGACTATATCATCACCCTCAGCATTATCTGGTTGGGTGCTTCGCGCTCGTGTCGCTTCATCGTCCTCGGTAAACCCGATAGGACTGTATGCGTTAGTCGTTGAACCTTCCGAGGAATTACTTCCAAGGCTTGGCTGCTGATTACCCTCTATTGGGCGTCCCAGCAATTCACGAAGTTACTACTACTACATTACTGTAGTAGAGGGCTTTTCTTTTCATATAGACTGTTGCGTCTTTGTATAAATACATAAGTACAGTTTTTCTCTCTAGCTTGCGTGTGATTTGTAGTGTCCAAACATTTGGTCCTGTTTCATAAATTCTCAATGCTTCTGGATTCAGAGGAAACATCCATAGAAGAAAGGTTCTTATGGCTTTCAGTAATGGTAGATTTCCTGCTGCTAACGATAATCTATTTTTTCCAATAGAGCCATCGCCATCATAAAAGCCTCTTAGAAAATGTCTAAATAGACTTGGATCGGAATGAGATATTCGGGGTAACCGAAAGGTTCTACATTTTCCGCTTATAATTCCATACTTGATCAATGAATCAGCGAATCGTTCTGAATGAATAACTAGCTTTGATGTGTTTTTTCTATTAGGTCTACTATAGGTCTTAATTTTAGATTTTGGATAGCCTAATTCGTTTGCTAGTTCTTCTATTAGATACTTATCGGTCTCAAGAAGCTCAAGAGAAAACGTATATCGATTTCTCTTTTTTGGCTTATTTACACTGCCATCGGCAGCAATGAGTCCTAGAAAATATGCTTTCTTTTCTGTATCTATGCTTTCAAAATATGATTCATCGAACTGCTGAGCTGTAAAACCACCAGTTCGAATTTGGATATTTTGTTTTCTCAGAATGTTAGCAATTGTTCTAGGTGAACAACTGTACTGAGGTGCAAGGGTGAGTGTTGTTTCTCCACTTATATACTTATCTGCAATATCTTTGTAATTGCATACATTTACTTTCATAGGTTCCTCCTAAGAAGAGCATACTGCATGCAGTCGCATTATGAAAAGCTTTTAGTTAACCGATCGCGCGCCGCACATCATCTGCTTCTTGCAAACTGAAACCAGCAGCAAGACTCAGGAGCTTCATTACCTGTTCCTGGTAAGTTAAAACCCAATAGCTGTCCTTGCATACGTCAGCAAAGATTGGATGCAAGTCATCTGGTGGGCAACCTGCTTCTTTGTTCCGGATGTACTGCTCAGTGAGGCCGGCCTGGAGCGGCCCCGGTCGGACCAAGGCACTGACATCTGATGTCTCGCTAATAGACTCTGGCTTCATACGCCGCGTGTAGTCCTTAGTAGTCTGACTAGCTTCTAGCTGGAATACTCCGCCTAACTGTCCGCTAGCCATTAGATCATATGCTGGCTTATCAAAGTCAGGGATCTTATATGGTTCAATCTTCTTACCATGCCGTTGTTCAATTAGCTTGCAGCATTCTTTAACGATGCTCAGATTCTCGATACGTAGAAAGTCAAACTTGCAAAGTCCTAATTCTGCAATGTCATCCATAGGCATCTGAGTAATGCGCCGCTGGACTATCTCTTGTGTTACCTCGTCTTTATCCTGTTTCATTGTAGTAGGACAAACATTGTAGGTAGGAAAGTCTGTAATTACCAAACCAGCAGCATGGATACTATAGGTATTAACCATACCTTCTAGCTTCTTTGCTACCTCATACCAAGGACGATAGCGAGGACTATTAGCTAGTTCTGGATGTGGCTTGTAGCCTTTCTTAGAGTTGCCATCAACACATTCAGCTAGTGTCGGTTCCTTACCAAATAGAGCATCTGGAATCATCTCCAAGATCTCTCTCTGGATCTGAAAATGCTCGTAGAGCTTCTTCTGATAAACGTTATCTTCAAGTCCGATCTTGCTAGGTGCAGTTACATTGAAGAACTTATTGACTATGCTCTTGGGCTTGAACTTGGATAGAGTAGCAATACTTGCTACGTTGTCTCGGCCGTATTGCTCTACTACCGAGTCCACAATAGTCTGAAAGTTCTGTGTCTCGAAATCCAAATCCAAATCCGGCCAGCTACCATCAATAGTATCCACACCTTTACTGAAATCTAATTCATCAGTAAGACCAATTACATACAAAAGAATTGAGTTATGAGGATTAGATAAACTAGATAATGGTGTGTCGAGAATACGCTTAAGATCTTCTACTGAAGCCATCTGTTCTTCGAAGTCTATGAATTCAGGTTCAACTCTGGTTATCCTAATAGGAATGTATCTAGTTCGTATCGTTTCTATCACTTTGTTTCTTTCGTTATTCAAAAGCTTTCTCCTTTGCTTGCTTACTCATCTACTGTATTCCAAAATACTATTCACTGGAGTTCCGAATGCCTACTTATCGTCGCGCTTCTAGACTTGTGCCGTCAGCCCAACGCACAGCTGTTATTACAGACGTAGTGGATGAAGATCAAATTGATTTCATCGATGTACTAGGGCGGCCTGCGAAACGAATCAAGATTGTTCCCGCTGCAGATACTGACAGCATTACTATTCGATTGAACAATCGCGTTACGATCCCGCAGTACTATGGCAATGGCGGAGCAGAGCTTGGCTCACGTATGCCAGAAAGTCAAACTGTAGTTAGCCGCGGAGCACATCATGCTGCCTATGTACTTACTGGTGAAACACAATACTACACTGAAGAAGGTGTATCTATTGAGTTCCTAGAGATTAGTGCTATGACTGGCGGACCCTGCACGGTGTATTGTTGGTAGGAGGTAGCTGATGCCTAATGGTCCTTTTACAAGCAATTCTAGTTCCATCAATAGTGGTCCCTTTGCTAGTAGTCCCGGCGGTGGCGGTGGGGATATTGTTACTAACTATGTAGGCGACAACCATGTTGTCTTCGTAGCTGGTGCAGCTGTTACATTCACGAACATGCCTCTTGCTCTTACTGAAGTATTCAGCACAATCAATAGGCGTATTTATGCAGATCTAACTAATTATACTAGTGTCCGTATCTATGCTGGTGGTGGCACAAACGGTGATACTGCTGCTGAATTGCGAGGCCAATACTCGCTAGACGATGGTGCTAACTGGCTGTATCTTGATGGAGCTGCTGGACCTACTGTTTCTATTGCTGCATTAAACGGTAACCCTACTCAGGTGGGTAGCTTTGTATTGTTAGAAGCTGGAGCTAAGGCGGATGTCCTACTCCGAATCGCAGGTATAGGTGGTAATGGAGTTATTGATCCAACCGTTGGAAACCTAGGATTGGAGTTTATCTAACAATGGGAAATCATATCTCGTTTATAAAAGCAGCTACAGCTACATTTACTGCTATGCCGTTAGCAGTGACTGAAGTATTCAGTACTATTAATAGGCGAGTATCTGCAGATTTAACTGGTAGGGTCCGCGCGCGGATAATGGTTTCCGGTGGTGTGAATGGAGTTAACACATCGCTTTTACATTGTCAGTATTCACTCAATAGTGGATCTACCTGGGACTATCTAGATGGTGCAAGTGGACCATTTGTTCATCTTGGAAACATCAATGGTAACCCAACACAGGTAAGTGCTTGGTTTACTATCGTTGAGGCCGCGCGGACCAATGTACTGCTTAGGATTGTAGGCAGTGGTGGTAATGGAACTACCGGTCCAACCATTTCTCATCTAGAAGTAGAAGTAGAAGCTAGTCCAGGTATCGCTCGTAACAGTCTTGTGAATGTAACCCATGGAAGAAACTATGCATTCTTTGGTGGCAGTCAGATTGGTGGCGCTGAGCACGGGGAGTTTGGAACACTCGATCCTGCAGTTACCTACCCAACAGGCATCACATACAAGCGTGACGGCTCTGTGCTAACTGCCTATCCTGCTGTGCATGGTGCAGAGGTAGGCTTTCTAGATGAGTTACGTCTGTCGGGTAAAACAACTGGAACCAATATTGTATGTCGCTATGTAAGCGCTACCAATGCTGCCGCTTGGGTAAGCACGCACTTCGCTACGCTGCTTGCTGATACTGTAGCTAGCAGCATGACGCCTAACCTGGCTTGTTATGTACTAGGAAGTACAGATGCCAACTCAGACGCTACTGTGGCGGCACTGGACAACAGCCTACGTCAACTGTATTCGCTAATACAGTCTAACTGGCCAGACTGTGGTTTCATTGTAATGGGACAAGTAACTACT